CGCTTCCTGGAAGATCGACAGGTGATCGAAATAGGGAACGATGCGGAATCCGTCGAACCCGTGCGCCGCGTTCAATACCTCCGATATTCGCTCTGCATCCGGTTTGATCGCATCGTTGTACAATTTGACCTCGGCCGCCGTAAGATTCGCATAGGTCGTACCTTCGGTGTCGATCAGTACATACGGCACTTGATAGGCATCGGCGATCTCCTTCTTGGCATTGCGCTGTACCTCCGTGAGATTCATGTCCTTCATGTTGGCCGAAATCTGCACGAAAGCGGCCTTCAATCCGGTCACGATGTACTTATATTGGCCCTTCATCACGCCGTATCGCCGCAGGGCCGCTTGTGCCTGCTCCCGATCCTCCTTGTTCTCCGGCAACACGGATGTCCGGAAATCCTCGCTGTTCAACGAGATGATACCCAATGCCCCTCTGTTGATGATGAGTTCGTTCTGCGCCTCGAATGACGACACGAAAGGATTGACGGCGTTCTGCAAGGCTGACAGACGCGACTGCGATGCTCCGAAGATATTCGGATTATAGGCCGAATCCCGCACGACGAACATTTGATCCCGATCGACACGAATTTGATAATCGTTGATCGAAACCATATAATAATCGATCTGCGGATCGGGCCGGAAACCGGTGAATTCGGAGGTCGTCACCTCCTGAACAAGCGGATTCGGAATCACGTAGAGTTCGTAGGCCGTGGGCACACCGACCGGCTCCCAGCGAAGAATATAGGCTTTTCCGTAAATATCCTTGAAGGCTTCGATCATCGCCGTGAAATCTTCGATCGTTTGAAAGTCATTCGGATGCTTCCACCTGTTCAGTTCCTCCGTGCGACCTGCGACCTGGCGAGCGTCGTCCGACGGATCGACAGCCCACCAGCGGGCGTTGCGAATTGCCGCGGATTTCTTGGTCACGACCGAAAACAACGCGCTGCACCGAGCGTAAGCGATAGTCTGTCCGGCAACGGTGTCGCAGTCGATCGTACTACCGCTGCCCAATCCCATTGCCGAGAGAAAATCGCGCACAGAGACGAACCGCTGTTCCTCCGCTGTCGGAGTTCCGCACTCCGATTTCGTCGTCAAGTCCTGACTCTTACTTCGCCACTTCAAGCTGAATCTCATTGCACATAGCCTTTGAAGCAAATGTAAGGGCGATAAAAGAGGGTTCTCCGAACTTTTCGCTGTTTTTTCATTTTCGGCGGTTGCAGACCCAATAGAGATACTCCATTACAGCGTATCGGGCCGCATCCCACAAGTGATTGAATTTGTCGATCGGCTGGTTGATCGTAATGCCGTTCACCGAATCCCACACATAGGAATTGGCCTCGGTTTGGAAATTACGGCTGCGGACGATATGGAGGCGGAACGATTTGACCATGTGAATTCCGTCCGTTACGGAACCGGCATATTTCTTCGCCTTCACCACGCTGAGCCCGCGCAGCAGCAGGCCGTCGACCATCGATTCGGGATTTTTAGCGTATTTGTCCGCCGAGTCGGCGAATATGGGCATCCGCCCGACCACCCCCTCGATCGCATCGTAGAGCAAGGCCGGATCGGAGCAGGGTGCATAAAACTCTTCCTTCATGTATAGATCAAGCCCCCGAAGCCCCAGACGGACGAGCGCCGTAGGATCGTTCGTAAATCCGAAGTCAAGGCCGAACACGACCCTTTCCAGGTCGGACGGAAATTCATCGATCCAGTCGATATTCGGATAGACAAGACCCTCTTTCGCTGCACGGATTCCCAATCCATAGACTTTCCATCGCCACTCGTCGGCCGTGCCCGCAGCAATGTTCGCCGGTGTAGGTTCATAGGATTCGATCTCTCGTATGACCCCAGGCGGGCAGAACGGATTGTCTTTGTATGTCGTGTGCGTAAAATAGGTGTGCGGCTGCCCTTCCAGTTCGAAGGCCCAATGTTCGGTATATTTGGGATTCCAGTCGCCGATGACCATCGTCGTGCAGCGCATCGTGATATTTTTGTACTGCTGCTTCGAGATGTCGTCCAGCATCTCGTTGATGTAGATGATGTCGCAATCGTATCCTTCACGGCTATCCATTCTGTCCAATCCGCGGAAATGGATCACGGAGTTGTTGATATAGTAGTCGGGATGTTGATTCTCGCTGCGCATCGCATCGGGATCGTAGACGCCGCGCAGGGTCAGTTTCTTGCGGAAATCGGCAAGGGTGATCTCCTTGCAGGCCTGCAACGTATTTCGATATACGAAGATATTGAGCGGGGATAGTGCGAGCGTACAGATGTCGTACAGAAAATCGAAGGCATCGTAGGTCTTCCCCGAACGGCTCGACCCTTCATTAAAAATCTTCAACACCGCATCCTGTTCCCTGTACTGCATGTACCGATACATGAGGTAACGATACACTTTCCCCCGATAGGTGCGGATGTCAGGCAGACGATGCATCGGCAGGCGGTGTTTTTTCGATCGACAACGCATCCTCCGCGTCTATTTGAATGACGACGGGAGCGACGGCAGGATTTTCTATCTTTCCGGATAGTTTCACCTCCTTCGGCGCTGCGTAACCCAACATGTTCATGATGCTGTCGAGACTCTTCTGCTTGTCGTAGCACTCGATCTTCACGAACTCCTCGACAATCTCATCGCCATTCGAAGCGATCCGTTTGACCTGTTTGGTATTGATCGACTTTATACATGCCTTCTCATCGTCCGTGAGCGACTCGAACTCTTTAAGCGACATCCAGCCGTTACGAATGCGGGTCGCATCCGAAAAGGCGATCTTCTGGTGCTCGCGGATGATCTGCAAGGCCGAGATGCCCGCAGCCTCGGCAAGGTGAGTTTTCAGATATTCGATCCTCGCTGCAACCTCGCTGTTTTGTAATAGCAGATAGGCATTATTCCATACCGTGTTATCGCTCATGTTCGAACATCTGTAAGCATAGCGATATGCCTCGGACGCATTACCGCATTCGAGGTACTTATTGCAAAACTTTTCCTGTTTGATCGTGAGCTTGCCCATATATGCAAAGATCGCCTATCGGGGAGACGATTCTTTCAACTTTTCGCTCTTTTTCATTGCCCGATATAGCGGTATTGTAGGTGTGCATGTAAATCATGCCACTCTTCGATCAGTCGGGGATGCCGTTCGACAAATGCCTCCCACTGTACGCGGCGCAGATAGACCCGCCCGTTGCGGACGACTGCGCCGAGTGTCCGATCCACTCGAATCGATTTCCATATCCAACGTGTCGAAATGCCGTACTCATCGGCTGCGGCCTGAATTGAGATAAAATGGTTCATTGCAAATCCCGAATTAATTACTACCTTTGTTCTTGGGTGAGGGGTGATCTTTCGGGATCGCCTCTTTTTCTATTTTTCCATCTCTATCAAATAATCCATATTTGACCAACCGCCAGCAGCTTTAACAGACGCGATGCGCGTTTCCATATATCTATCTGGAATCGGATATAAAAGCTGATTTTGACGATAGCCATAACTCGATCCGCCTATAAACCGGATATTTCCCCACTCATTACGAGTCAATATGTACTCGATGAATTCCCTAACGGTATATTCTCGATCGAATATTACATCATAAGGCGCGGTCTCATCCCCGCCTATTTTATCTGTTCGTCTGTATTTTATCATTTCCTCTACCTTTCGAGTTTCACCACCTCGCCCATTCCGACGATACCCCGCCGGCGCAGGCGCTTGATAAAGTTCTTCATGTTCAATGCCTGCTCATAGTAACAGTCCTTTTCGACCTTGACACGCGATTTGCGGTCGCTCTCGACCTTCATGTTCTCAGGATTCAGCCACGAATCGGCCGACACCTCCACTTCCGCTCTCGACGCTGTCCGCGTAACCGTATTGAATTTATAGAGGGTATGACCGGGCACCCGAACCAGTTGCCCGATCAGTTTGTATTCGTTCTGCTTTCGTTCGACGGCCTCGATCTGCGCTTTGGCGATCTTATCGTTCGTCTCGCCGTCGTGTGGGATCAAGATGTCCATCGTTCTATTCGTTTTCGTAAATCGGCCGCCAGCCGATAACTTCACTGTGAGGCGCGAACGTATTGCTGAAATAAGAGTCATACCAATATCCAACGGAATACATCGGTTCGTCATTCCCAACAAGTTGTATTTTCAATAACACGTCCTTGCCACGCTCGGGTGAATCCTTCGGATTGTGCCACCGGGTCAATTCTTCCCGCTCGGATTGTGCACCGGCGATGAAATCCAATTCAGTTGCTTTCTTGTGGTTGACAAAGTCTCTGACCCCACCGCACCATACTTTTCGCGCGTATGATTTTGCCCGTTCTTTAATCGTTTTCATATTTCGTTCAGTTTATAGTGCCCCTTATCATTGCGCAGCAACAACCCCTTTTTCACCAGCCGCAAACAGATAGGCGAAGCCCAACTGCTGTGGTGTGTCTCACTAAACCCAAAGGCTTGGGAATGTGTCTTGCCGATTACCGACGGCGACACATAGTCTTTACCTTTCAGGTAGGATATTATCCACTCTTCGCTTTTCGTCAGTTCCATTCGGCGTCCCTCCCCTCAATATGATAAACGGCATCACCCAAGTAAGGCATAATGATAATCTCGATATTATCATCGACCCGGAAGATGCAAGGTTTCGCAGTATCTTGATGAACGCATCGGACTTCATCTACTCCGATGATTTCCATCGCTTTCCCCAGTATTTCGAGGAACTTGGCTTTGATAACGATACGTCTGATTCGGATCGGGCAATCCCCATCGGGGATCATCCGTCCCGTCTTTTTTGTATGTTACATGCGATGTACATCCATCGCCGTAGCATTTGGGACAATCGTGATATTCATAATGGTAATGCCCGTCGCTATCTCGATATTCCCATTCGACTTCACCTTCTCCGTTGCATTCCTCGCATTTTATATTCTTGCCGATCTCTTCCTCTTCCTCGATTTTGGGAATGCTTGCAATCGCAGTTTTGATGTCTTGCAGGCCGATGATGAAATTGCAATTATCGGCCGGAAAGTCGATGTTTAAGCTCTCGATTTCATTGTATTCCCCGTTCAGCATTTCTGCTTTGATTCGGATCAGGATATGAGCTTCGGTAGCGCATACATACCCGTTTTTGAGGTACGGGGCGGCTATATTCGGCCGCATATCGTTTTCCTTATCGTAGAACAAGGATAAAAGTTCCTGCTCGTTGAATTGATATTTCATCGCTCACCTCCTTTCAGCAATTCGGGGTTGTCGTGGATGTTGCCAATCACTTCTAAAATATCTAAGTTACTTATCGACCCCCACGGGGATTCTTCATCTTCGGCAATGCAAAATCCCCCATAGCTGAACATGATTAAGAAAGGCAATCCTACCAATAAGTTATCATACTCTTCATCTCGGCTTCCCACCATCACTATATCCCCCTCCCATATATCACTGCCGTTCTTGTCTTTCAATCCGGTGTACTGCCCGACGGTAGCGGGATCAACTTCTACCGCAACAACGACGATGCGCCCGTCATCGTTATCCTCAATTGTGCTCTCACTCGTTGCGTGGTAAATGAAGTTCCGACCTTGATTTTCGAGCAGGTCTCCGCTCTCCCATTCCCCATTGTCAAGGCGCTTGCCTCTGAATTTAATTTCTCTCATAGTCTCCAATTTTTTTGTAATTATTTCGAGATTTTGCCAGAATCTCGCTATTTCTTAAAGTAGCAGATTGCATCCTCTGCACTTCCCTATCTTTTTGAACAGTTCGAACCATCGGCCGAACAAGTACACCTCCAAATATCGCCTTCTTGCTATAATGCGTCGTCCATCAGTACATTCGCACTTCTCTATACATATTCTAAAAAATCTCATATCCTTCCTATTTCACCAATTCGAACTCATAAGCCACGACCCACGGATTGCGCGCCCACGCTCCCCGTCCCGACACCTTGTCAATCAGCGAAGCGAAGGCTTCGCGGGGAGTAGGGAATAATTTCCAAGTTCTGCCGTCCTCGGTATCTACATACGATTCTTTGCTCCAATCCTTGCATTTTATGCCTGGAACATAATACCCAATTATCCCGCCTACTACTCCCTCTTTCATACACTCCGCGTCCGAAATATCCTGCAACCGCTCGCACTTGATTCCGGTGATGCGGATTTGATGGGGCATCAACTCGGCCTTAGTAAGCATCTTGTTCGTCCAACCAGATGGTTTATCATCATCTTCCCAAGCATACGGATTGACACAGTTGGAGTAGTCGAAAATATCTTGATATCTCTGCGCCACGGCCACGACCTCGCCGACCTTGTAGGACAGCTTTTTCTCAGCACATACATCGCCACTACGCCCGATGATTTGGACGTATCCTGCAAAAATTCGTACCTGTACGTCGGAGGTGGACTTGATATTAATCAGCATCATCGCCATGGTCTTTCGACCCTCGATGACCGCCTGCGTCAAGCCGTAGCGGTCGTTGAACATGATTTTTCTCATCCTTTATAGTTTTTGAATTCCACACTCTTGAAAATCGCCCGATGATTGCATCAGCGGGCCAACCGTTTTTGAGGACACGTTTTCATATGAATTCAAATTGTAGTTGTTTATTGCGATAACCTACACCCATACAAGCCAAGCCGATTTCGTTATTCGAGAATGTCGTTATCGGGTTTACGGTGCAAGGAAGCGACTGAAATCTACACCAGTCACCGTCGCAATGTTCACAAATTAAAGCAAAGTTCCTCGGGAGTACTCCACCAGGCAATGCTTTCAAAACGACCGTGATCTCGGCTCAACTGTTTCCATGTTTCCCAGCGCAAACGGCGCATTTTATCGGACATATCTCCTTTATGCTCACCGAATAATTCACTCCATCTGATTCCCAATGTTACCGTTTTCATAATTTATCGTATTCATTTATCGTTTCGAAAATCCGCAGCGCCACCTGCGGGACTATGGCGTTGCCGTAGGCTTTGATCGACTCGCGGCACCATGCCGGAAAGGTAATTCCGTCCAGTCCGGCGGAAAGCCCATCATCTGGGCCACATATCGGGGACTCAGTCGGGAACCCTTCCCAGTTCGGGACGGATGCGAAATCATGACGTCGTGGACGGCTCCGCTCTTCCGCTTCGCATGACTGAGAGGAAACGAATTGTTTTTCGCATCGCAGGCCGTCGGCATCGACAACAGCCCCATCCGCGCTGCAAGCGCGAGCGTCGGCCGCTCGGATGCACCCTTCGACAAGCTCCTGTTCACACGCCCGCTCCCGCAATCCGACGCGACCGGTGTCGGCAGTAGAGCCGGCGGCAATGGCTCCGAACCGCTCTTGCCATGAACTTTCAGCCCTTGCTTCACCACGGTGGGCAACAAACCATGTTCTGTATCGCAGATGGGGAGCACCGACGCCCGCAGCTGGTATAAGGTACGCTTGCACCTCGTATCCTGCCGCTTCCAAATCAGCGCACACCTGCTCGAAAACCATTCCCTGCGACCAATTAACGATTCCGAGAACGTTCTCGCCCACGACCCAGCGCGGTCGAACAGTCCGAACAACTCCGAGCATTGCGGGCCAGAGGTAGCGGTCGTCGGCCGTACCCTTGCGTTTGCCCGCGAGGCTGAACGGCTGGCACGGGAAACCGCCGGTGAGCACGTCGATGCAGTCGCGCCAAACGGTAAAGTCTGTTGTTCGTATGTCTTCATATTGTTCCGATTCGGGAAAATGATACTTCAATACGCGCCGGCAGAACGGGTCGATCTCGCAGTTGAAGACGTTCGTCCAGCCGGCCCACGCAGCCGCTAAGTCGAAGCCGCCGATGCCGCTGAATAGAGAACCGTGCGTCATTGGTACTCCACCGCTGCTCTGCGATCGATGAAGAAATGAATACCCGGTGCACATTCGCTCCACCTGTTATCGTCGAAATCCGGAACTTCCACAGTAGCACCGACAGTGTAGACGAAGTTTTTGTCATGGTCGGAACGAACGGTATCCTCAGTTGCCTTGGTGCCGTCCATGTTCTGAATCTCCATGACGTATGCTTTATCGCAACGGCATTTGTGTCCCGTTGCCGAACTGCGCCGTGCATCTTCCGGAATTCGTAATTTTACGATATGCCCAGAGGCTTTTTCCCAACCGATGAAACTACCCTCGGTCGGGCATGATAGATAACATCCTTTGGCACCGCGCAGGTCGGCATCGCACAGGTTGGCA